ATCGGTGATCGTTGAGAAAGCGACACTCGAGGTAGTAAAAAGTCCCGGTGCTTTGGCGGGCGATCCGGGACACAAAAATAACATTTCAAGATCATTATAGAGCAAACATAGGAGGTAAATCAAGTGAAATTACATAAATTAATTTCGACAGTAGATATGAGCCATGAAGAATGGCTGCGATACAGAAAACTGGGCATTGGTGGAAGTGATGCTGGAAGCATCTGCGGATTGAATCCGTATAGCTCTGCAATCGCTGTCTTCCAGGATAAGACGCAGAAAGAAGCAGGGGAAAAAGAAGACAATGAGGCAATGAGACAGGGAAGAGACCTGGAGGAGTACGTTGCCCGCCGGTTTATGGAAGAGACCGGCAAGAAGGTACGCCGTGCCAATGCGATCTATGGGCATCCGGATCATGATTTCATGATGGCGAACGTTGACCGCCTGGTAGTTGGTGAGAATGCCGGTCTGGAATGCAAGACAGCGTCTGCCTATTCAGCTGACAAGTGGAAAGACGGGCATATCCCGGAATCCTACGAGATCCAGTGTCACCATTACATGGCAGTGACCGGGGCGGATGCCTGGTATATCGCATGTGTGGTCCTTGGGAAGGAGTTCATCTGGCGAAAGATCGAACGCGATGAGGAAACGATCCAGATGCTGATCGACATTGAAAGCGATTTCTGGCAGAACAATGTCAAGGCAGACAAGATGCCGGCACCGGATGGAAGCAAGGCAGCGGAAGAGCTGTTGCAGAAGTATTATGGAAGTTCCGAACCGGAAAAGATGATCCCGCTGGTTGATTTTGACGAGAAACTGGAACGCCGTGCAGAGATCAGCGACCTTCAGGAGAAGCTGGAGAAAGAGAAGAAGCAGATTGAGCAGGAGATCAAGGTTTATATGGAAGATGCAGAGATGGCAGTATCGGATCTGTACCGCGTCACCTGGAAGAGCGTGACCGCGAACCGTGTGGATTCGAAGCAGCTGAAAGCAGATTTCCCGGAAATCTACAAACAGGTATTGAAACAGTCTGAAAGCAGACGGTTCACCGTAAAAAGAGCTGAGAGAGCATAAGGAGGAAGCAAGATGGCAGTAAAAGACGCACTGGCAGAAAAGACCAGCAGAAAGAATGAAGCAGTGAAGCTGACAAAAAACATGAGCATTGCAGACATGATCAAGGCAATGGAGCCGGAAATCAAAAAGGCTCTGCCGCAGGTGATCACACCGGAGCGTTTCACACGCATGGCATTATCCGCACTGAACACCACACCAAAGCTTGCAGAGTGTTCGCAGATGTCCTTCCTCGGGGCACTGATGAACGCAGCACAGCTTGGTCTGGAACCGAACACGCCGCTGGGACAGGCGTACCTGATCCCGTACAAAAACAAGGGAAGATTAGAGTGTCAGTTCCAGATCGGCTACAAAGGGCTGATTGATATGGTGTACCGCAACGAAAACATCCAGACCGTGCAGGCACAGTGTGTATATGAAAATGATGATTTTCAGTATGAACTGGGACTGGATCCAAAGCTGGTGCACAAACCGGCATTGAAAGACAGAGGAAACCTGATCCTTGTATATGCACTCTGGAAATCAAAAAATGGCGGCTTCGGTTTTGAGGTTATGAGCAAGGAAGACGTTGACGACCATGCGAGACGGTTCAGCCAGAGCTTTGGAAGTTCCTACAGTCCATGGAAAACAAACTATGAGGAGATGGCGAAGAAAACGGTCATTAAGAAGTGCCTGAAATATGCACCGCTGAAAACAGATTTTGTTATGCAGATGAACAATGATGAGAGTATCAAGAGTGAGATCAACGTCGATATGTCCGAGGTAGTCAACGAGCAGGAAGACCCGAACATCATCGACCAGGAGTATAAGGAAGTAGAAAATGGACAGCCAGAACAATAAAGAAGAACCAAAGCTGTTCACGTTCACCGTACCGGGCAAGCCTCAGGGCAAAGCCCGGGCGAGGACATTCTATAACAGCAAGAGCGGCAAAATGAGCAGCGTAACACCGGAAAAGACGGTGCTGTACGAAAACCTGATCAAGACCTGTTTCCAACAGAAATACGGACAGAAACGGTTTTCGGATGATGCGTATGTGGTTGCTAATATATTGGCGTATTTTGAGCCGCCTAAGAGCATCTCGAAGAAGAAAAGGGCAGAGATGCTGGAAGGGAAGATCTGGCCGGCAAAGAAGCCGGACAGTGACAACATCGCAAAGGTTGTGCTGGATGCCCTGAACGGCATCGCATACCATGATGATACGCAGATCATAAAACTGAGCGTCACAAAGGCGTACAAAGAGGAAGCGTATTTAAGCGTTACGCTGATGGAACTTAAGTAATATACAGGAAAGGCAGGTGTCCGGCATGGGGCGTGGTGCTCCTAACAAAAAAGGACTCAGTTACTTTCCGAAGATGATTGATTTTTACGAAGACGATAAGGTCTTCGATCTCCTGGACCGATATGGTCCACTGGGTGTGACTGTATATGACTGCATTCTGTGCATCGTATACAAGCAAGGTTACTACGCAGAGATCTCACTTGATAAGCTATCAAGAATGATCACAAGGATGATCGGCAACAAGTGGGTGAAGGGGCAAAAAGCTGTCGTGCAAGTGGTGCACTTCTGCTCTGAGATAGGTCTCATTGATGATGACCTCATGACGGAAAACATCATCACCTCTGTTGGGATTCAGCGTCGTTATTACGAGATAGCAGTAAAACGCATGAAGAGACAGCTCTATAGCGATAAGTATTGGCTCCTCGGAAACGGGGAAGAAGAGGAGCCTTTCTTAAATGAACCCAAAAATCGAATTACTTCGGAAGAAAATCGAATTACTTCGGAAGAAAATAAAAATAGTTCCGAAGAAAGTCCTATAGAAATAAAAGAAAAAAGAAATATAGATATAGATACGGCTCCGCCGGACATTACTTTCGATGATCCAGAACTTGAGAGAGCTTTTCAGGGATACCTGAGCAGTCAAGAAAAAAACGGCAGGGAGTTATCTGATTACCAGGTACGGTTGCTCAGAAAGAAGCTCGGAAGTCTTAGTGATGATATGGCAGAGCAGCTGATGATAGTGGAAGAAGCTACAGTGCAAGGCTGGAAGAGCTTCTATCCAATCAAGAAGCAGCCAGCAGCCAAGAAGAAGGAAAAGAAAACAGTAAAGAATACATTCAATGCATTTCCGCAAAGGGACTATGATTTCGATGCACTGGAAAGAACATTGAACGAGTAAGGAGGCAATATGGAACAGTTGAAGATTTTTGAAAACGAAGAGTTTGGCAGTATCCGAACCGTGACGAGAGACGGAGAAGTGTGGTTCGTGGGGAAAGATGTGGCTGAGGCATTGGGATTCACAAATTCAAGAGATGCTATTGCAACACATGTATTTGACGATGACAAGGGAGTAGAAATTATCGACACCCTTGGAGGAAAGCAGAAGATGACGGCAATCAATGAATCCGGTCTGTATGCATTGGTGTTTGGCAGCAGACTGGAATCAGCGAAACGTTTCAAACGTTGGGTTACCTATGAGGTGCTGCCGACAATTCGCAACACTGGTAGCTATGACATGAGCAGACTGTCGAAGGAAATGAGAGCAATTTTGAACTGTGACGAGAGAATTGTGATTATAGATGATCGTGTAACGAACCTGGAGAACTGCATGACGATCGACTACGGGGAGCAGGTCGTTCTTGGCGATGAGGTCAACAAGGCAGTCCTGGACGCACTGGGCGGCAAGCACAGCAATGCCTACAACGAGATCGGCAAGAAAGTATTCGCGGAGTGCAACCGTGACCTGAAACACTATTTCCACGTCAACGCCCGCAACAACGTGCCGAAGAAACGCTACTATGAAGCCTTGGAATACATCCAAGAATGGAAGCCCTGCACAAATACACAGATCCAGATCCGTGACTGCAATGCACAGGTGTGTATGCCATGAGCGGGGACGAGGTATTCACAATACAGGCAAGACGCTGCAAACGGTGCGGGAGACTGCTGACAAGTCAGGAAGCGGTAGAAAGAGGCTATGGCTGTCAGTGTGCCATGAAAGCAAAAAGAGAAGAAGAGGCACAGAAACCGATGCCGGGACAGCAGACGATATTCGATTATTTGGAGGATGCAGAATGAATAAAGTGATTTTAATGGGACGATTGACCAGAAACCCGGAGATGCGTAATTCTAACGGAGAGAGTAACACGGCAATTGCACGCTATACGCTGGCAGTTGACAGACGCTACAAGCGTGAAGGCGAAGCGGGTGCTGATTTTATCAGCTGTGTGGCGTTTGGCCGCAGTGCAGAGTTTGCAGAGAAGTATTTCCATCAGGGACTGAAAGTGGTCGTAACCGGCCGCATCCAGACCGGGAGCTATACCAACCGAGATGGCAACAAGGTCTATACAACAGACGTGGTGGTTGAGGATCAGGAATTTGCGGAAAGCAAAGCGGCGGCACAGAGAAACCGGGAAGAGAGCAGCCAGGAACGACCGGAGCCGATGCCGGTAGATGAGAACGGGTTTATGACACTTCCGGAAGATTTTGACGAAGAGCTGCCATTCGCATGACCGGTCAAAAGCGGTATTTCTGGCTGGCAGTAACCGCAGATGAGTATGAGCTGCCGCTGGCCGTCGAGGATACGGCAGCGGCATTAGCAAGGCGGCTGGGAGTCAGTGAGGATACCGTCAGGGTGATGGAATACCGCGGAAAAAATGAAAGGTACAGAAGAACGAAAAAAGGACCGATGCCGGGCTTTGGAACCCGGTACAAGGTCCGGAAAGTAGAGGTGGATGGATAACATGGCAATATACCATAAAACGTTGCAGTATCACGAAGGTGAGAAACAGCCAGGGCTTCCAGTGCTGAAAAATAATGAACAGCGGAGAGCGTGGCTCAGAAAATACAAAGAATGGGGATTGTGGTACGAAGACGAGAATATTGGATGTAAATATTACAAGTACGATTTTGACAACGGGGCAAGATTGATCGCGGAAACATATATCATTCCGGGCAATGAACTCATTCCGGAAAGAGAAAACTGTTATTTCCATCTGGTAGGAGGTCCGGAGGCTGAAAAGAAAAATGGAGTTCCTAAGTGGAATGTAAGAGAAGCTTACAGCAAATATCCCAACAGTGAAATGGAACTGGCAGAATTTTTGAAATCATTACAGAAGGGGAAATAAAAAATGAATTACGACAGAACGTGTGACACATGCAGATACCACGATGAGGGAATGTGTTATTGCCCGAAGAGTGAAGAGTTCAGAGATGTTACAGTGAACACATACTGCTGTGGACAATACAAAAGAAGCTGGAAAAAAGCCATGGTTGAGGCGTTCATGAAAGGGGCAGGAAGATGAGCGATGAAAGCAGCAGAAAAAAATGTAAAACGTAAAGCACATTATGATCATCTGGAGCAGAGTGTTGATGCTGATGCAGCCAGAAGATTCCATGAACCAGCCGCAGTAAAGAGCAAGATGACAAAACTGGCATCAGTCAAAATTATAGAACATTACAT